GTTCGTCGGGTAAATACGCTCAAGACTGTCGAGCAGTCCAGCGAAGTCAGGCTTTGAGGGGGTAGGGGGAGTTGAATTATCTTTAGATAATTCATTCTGGTGTTCTGGTGTTCTGGTGTTCTGGTGTTTGTCCCGATTCAGACGTGATTCAGCCGTCTGAAAGTCATCTGAATCGGAGGTTTTTACCTCGTTCTTATTTTTACGGTAATTTTCAGCATTGCTTTCACGCTTCTTTTGTACCTGTTCGCGACTGCGATTGTGTATAAGATAATCGTGAATATAGTACCCGTTGTTCCCGTCCGGTTCGATCATGCCGACATTGCACAGTGCCTCAAGTTCTGAATCGGTGATATCCAGCACGTAAAGCGCATCATCTTCACTGATATGACCGTCTGAAAGATTATCTCCGCAGAAGGTAAGCATCATCGTGAACGCACCTATCGCGCTCGGGCATGTGTGCCTGAGTTTTCGCACCTTGCGATTCATGTAGAAGCCGTTGACAAGCTGGATGTATCCTTTGCTGGCCATCGTTATACCACTTTCCTGAAATCTAAACTCACCAGACTCATTCCGTCTCCTCAATCATGGTTTCGAGGGCAGCGACCGCGTTCTCACTGCGGTTCTCGGCTACTGCCTTCCAGAATTTCGTATGATCCAGGTCATTTCCTGTCCCTTTCCCAAATGTTCTCAACCATCCCGCACCACTTATCCCATGCTTCCTCTCTCGTATCGGCATAAGGGGCTTCCAAGTGGGTGCAGAAAAACATGTAGCGGCCTCTCCATTCGAATATGAGCGGGACACATCCGTAGAGGGGGCAGCAGTGCCGAATCTTCGATGCTAGATTGAACATGTTCGTCTCCTTAAATCTCGTATGAAGTTGTGGCGGCTTCGCCAGTCCGATGGCGTGCCGCTCGTCGCCGTGAGCAGCACGCCGTCATCGAATATCTTCCAGTGGCCGCTGCCGGCGCGTACCACCGTGTAGCCGTGCGAGGCTATCCAATGCATGAGTTTGCGGTCATCTCCACGCGCGGTCATGCTTTGAGCCTCATCTTCAACGCGAGACCATTCTCATGCACGCCACCGTTGTCGAAGCCCATGAAACCGTTGAACAGTTCGTATTCGAGCAGGGCGGTGTCCACGCGGAACTCGTCATACCGATGATTTTTGATGCGGTCCATGACAAGCCTCATCGATGCGGCCGTATCCCTGCGGTCGGCCTGTATCGGAATGAGATACGGCCAAAGATTCCATTCGCCCGGATGATCGTTCAGCCAATGGGCGAAATCAACGAGTTTCCTATCTTCCATCATGTTCTCCTTGCCTTTTCAATGAATTCGCGCAGATACGGGTCATCGATGTCGATGGGGTGGCCGGCGAAAACCATGCCGCCCTCTTGGATGGGCAATGGGGGAGTGCGTTTGGTTTTATGCTCCCTTGCCTATTTCGCGCTTCCGGCTCTATACCGGTCTTGCCGTCCAAGTCGGTTGACGGGCGAACATGATAGGCGGCGAAGAACGGGCCGAGATTGTACGTGTAGTTGAAGTAGCAGCCATAGTCATAGTCAGGGTCGTACCCGTAATCCCAGAAGTTCTCGGGAATATCCCGGCGTACCACATACAGGTCGTAGCTCATTCTTCGTCTCCTTCGATGATTCCATGTCCTGCTATCAATGCGAGGGTCTTTAAGTCGGTGAGCACGGGCTGGTTGTCCATGCTTGACAACGTGTTCAAGCCGAGACCCTTCTGTTTGAACACGACGAACCAGTAAGGTGCGTCAGCGTTACCCGCCTCGGTACGGCCCTCCTGCATCCACTCCTTGAGTCTCCCCGTATAGGTGCTGTAGTTTTTACACTCCAATACGACCGGCTGGCCGTGGATACGCAGACCGGTGATATCGCCCTGGTCTTTCGTCCCATGCAACACTTCACGGTGTATCGTCTGCTCGCTGTCACCCAACCGGGCGCGCAAATAGTTGACCACCTTGGATTCAAGCAGTGTGCCTTTGGCTTTCTGTCGGCTCATTCGTCCATCCACCATTCAGTCGGGTCATCGTGAAACTGGCAGTCCACGCAGTCCCCGAATACGTTCAAGATTCCTCCGCAGTACGGGCAATGCTCATACTGGACGGGCAGATAACTCGGTCTCATAATCAGAACTCCGGGTTGTCTCGTAGTCGTTTTTGCACGTCCCCGCGCATCTGCTCGATCACATCGACCCGAAGTCCGGTAGCCAAGCGAATCTCCTCTGCCGGACGGTTCGAGTCTTCAATGAGCAGTTGCCATGCTTTACTTTTCGCTTTGCTCAACATGAGCCCCCTTCTCCAAATTAGAGCTGATACGCACCCGATAGTCGGTGATGCTCCAAGTCAGATGGTTCAACTGCCAGACGGTGAGTCCAAGAAAAACCAGCAGACAAAACGCTTGAACAATGACCATCATCGTATTCTTTGACGTGATGCCCACCGCGAGGGAGAACGAGAAAAACACGTCCCACCCCAAATACCAGTACACGGACCATAATCCGGGTTTGCTGCCGTCACGTCGTTCGTAAACCGTGACCATATCCTTGTCACTCATTTCAATTCCTTCTTCACGTAGGGGTTTGGCGTGTACGTGGGCGGTTCCTCGCCGGGCATGGGATTCATGTTCTTGACGGCTTGGATATACCCTTCTTCCCATGCTTTTTCGGCTATCTGCCGGTCATGCTCCTTGAGCCATGCTTGATAGGCGGCTCGGCCTTCCTCGATGGTTGACTGGCCTGTACCGAAGCAACTCAATTCGACGGCGGATTGGACCAAATCGTCATACACTCGTGGTTTCATTCCTCCACCTCGGTTTCCGTGCCGTAATGGTCATAGAGTTGGTCGATTAGGACCTCGATTGGGTACAGGATTTTCGCGGGTGCATGTTCGTAGTCGTAGATGGCGGCGGTAATCACGTTGCCGGACTCCTCGCGGGTGAATGTCCTCGCCTTATAGCTCATCGTCCGTGCTCCTTTCGGTCTTGGAGTCCCAGAGTCGTTCTCAACTGTTGCAGGCAGCTGATGGCGTACAGGGTCTCGCGGTCCACCTTGCCGGTGGGCACCACGCTCGAAAGCGCCTCGTCCAGTTCCTTCAGTCTGGTCTCAAGATCCTCGGTGCGGGTCCACCGGCTGATCTGGTAGCCGTGGCGGCTGAGGATGTCGCACACCCGTTCGAACGCCTTGGACTGTGCCTGTATACGTCGTGCCTTGGTGGGTTCCTGCAACTGTTCGAGCTGTTGGAGCCGCAACGCCATCTTCGTCCCGAGCGCACGTCCTATGCCTTTCATCGCCTCTCGCTGTGCGACATACTCGGCGGCGGTCTCGTAATGCCCGTACCGGTCCGGCCGTTCGCTGGCGGCGAGCTTTTTCAGCAGCCGGTGTTCGACCTGCCGGGTGTCACCATGACTTGGGTTGGGTTTGCGCCGGTATCTCAACGTGCGTTTGGACGGGTCGTAGTACATGAGGCCAACCGGCTCGGGCACCTCGCTGCGGTCGATCATGCGGGCGGGGCAGACGAGGGTGAGATCGTCCACGTAATCCTTGTAGCGCAGGTATTTCGCGTCGCGGAGGAAATCGCCGCGACTCACCTTGACCTCGAATCCGCTGATCCATGTGTCCCCGCGCCAGTTGACCTCCAACGCCACGCCGTCCAGACGCAGCACCGTGTCATTCGGCTCAGTGACCGAAATCTCCGACCAATACCCGTCACCGTCACGCCGGTAACGGGAGGCGAGTGCGCAATTGATGTCCATGGCAGTCACGTCACCGTTCATCGTCTGCCTCCCATTTCCTTCTCGTGTGCCATGATTTCCACGTCATTGGCGAGCATTCGCAGTATGCCGGCGAGCGTGCCATACGATTCGGCGGTCGGATACACCGTCTTGCTGACATACACGTCCCACCTGTCGGAGCCTTGATGATTGTCGGCCTTGAGGATGATGAGCGGGTCGGCGTCGATGAAACGACCGTCCTTCATGCCCCGCACTTTGAGCATCAGACGTATCGAATCCGCCTGCTCGCTCGTGTTGCCCAAAATATCCAGAGTGCTCATCGTCTGCCTCTCAGTTCCTTCTTCTCGTTCGCGATCGATTGGAGGATGGCCTCCAGGTCGCCGAGCTCGTTCCTGCTCAACCGGATGCGGCGGATGCTGTCGCCAGCATGAGTGGCCAGCACCCATGAGCGGGTGCCGTTTCGGCCGTCTCCGGGAATCCAGCTCAGGGTCACATTCCCGCAGGAGGCACCTGTGACCATGCCGCACCGTCGTTCGATCTCCACGTCCGTCCCCCTCGTCGCCTTCATCGTCCGTCTCCGTGAAATCGTTGAACGATGGGCTGGCACAGCTCATATCCCTTCTGGGCCCACATCTCCAGTGTTTTGAGGATCACGAGAATCGACAGTGAGTCGAGCCCGTCATCAGCCAGTTTGGGAATGTTGTTGTACTCTGTGTCCAGTTCCATACGCCCGTTCCGGCCGCTGGTGAATGTGAATCCCAGCATGTCCACGGGCGTTCCGGTTTCCTCCGGTGTGATGGTCAACCGGACCTTGAACTTCTTGCCCAACGGCATCGCCTTGTCTCTCATCGTCTGCCTCCCAGACTCTCGCGAATCAGCTTGTATTTCCGGTCTCCGTTGCACATCGCATTCCAACGACGGATGGAAGCGGCGAGTATCCACTCCTTCGTGAGCGTCCACGGCATTTTGGGTCTTTCCCGCATTCCGATAAGACACGTGTACTTGCATTCCCCACATTTGAAAATCAGCGCGGACAGAAGCTGATACGCCTCCCATTTCACCTTGACCTTGCCCCCGCATTGGGGACACGGGCTAATCCTGTGAAACCTCACCAGACTCACCTCCCTCAAGAGGCGCGTTCAAATCCACCTGTTCGATACGCGCACGCTCCTGTAAGATGTTCGCGTATGTCCCCATCGCGTACAATTGGCTTTCAAGGAGCTGGAAGGAGCACGCGGGCGTGAAGTCCAACGTGCCCTCCGCGTAGCCCTCAAGCATGTGCGCCAGCTTGCTGATACGCTCCTGCAATTCTCGATGTTCGCGGATCATCCGCTGCTTGTAATCACTCATTGGTTGTCTCCTTCGGTTTGGTTTTGTAGTCTCGGACGATGCACACGCATCAGTCCATCCTTTCGTCCAACCATTCGATGTCCTCCCAGATCGAGAGCATGACCTGATCGAGAGCGCCCCTACTGCTCAATGCCCATACAGCGCCGTAGTTGGTGCGCTCCCGCACCGCCGTGACATAACCTTTGTCCGGGTAGACGTGGGATTCCGCAATCCAGTGGAACGGGAGTATCCCCTTGCGCAGAATCAAAGTAAAACGACTGTGCTCAACCTTGATGAAGCTCCTCATGTCGCTCATTCCTCCGTTGCCTCCATCGGGTAATTGATGTCCTCAAGCGAGTACGCGGGATAGGTCCGCTTCACGCGTCCGAACGGTTTCTGCGTCTCCGGGCCTCTGAACGGTGGCTCATATTCCCACCATTCGCTGCCGTCGTATTCTTCGCGGCGCAGGAAACCGCCATCAGTGAACGCCACGACCAGGTCGGCGGCTATCTCCTGACTGCCGTATCCGTCGTCGTAATCGATGTCGAGCACCTTTTCGGCCTGACTCCACGGAATTCCCAGCTTCTCGTCGCGGGAGCCTACGAATCGAACGTCATCGGTCGAATGCTCGCTTTGTGAGATCGCACCCTTGGTTTCATCTAAAAGATTCATTCTTCCGTTGCCTTTCCTTGCATTGCCTTGACTGCGAGTCGCATGGCGTCGTAGTATTCGGCCCTCAACGCGCAGTCAGAATCCCATTGAGGGTAAGAGTCGGGCTTCAACGCCTCGTAGAACGCTTTCGCTCCGGCTACGATTTCCTCGTTCGTGGGCCGGCGCGTGGCTCCGGCGATAAAACCGGCCTCGTATTCCTTGCCCTTGGTCGTGCCACGTATTTCCTCGAGGGATAGACGGACAACTCGTTGGAGGACAGCCCACTTCGCCTCACTGCTGATGATGCTCACAGTCGACCTCGTTCCTGATTGCGAACAAGGCAATCATCCATAGACTGAGCAAGTTCCTCGTCGGTGATGTCGAACGCGGTGATCAGGTTGCCGACCGTCTGCAACACGTCGGCGAGCTCGCCGAGCATGGCTTGGCGGCGCTGGTCGCGCACGTAACCTATCCATCCGGCTTTCGCCTTGTCCCGGTCATCGCCGAGCTCGCCGCCCACGTTCACCCCGAAGCAGGCGAGGCAGTTCGCATGATCATCGAACTCCCGGCCAATGCCGCTCGGGTCTGTCGGGTCGCTGGCTTTCAGGTATTGTTTGCAGGCTTCGACCAGTTCGGCGCTCTCTTCCAGATTCTTCAAGGCCAGCCACTTGTCGGGCGTGAGACGGCCGAAAGATTCGACCGAGGGCAATTTCACAATACGATTGCTCATGCTTCCACCGCCTTAGCCAATCGGAACGGTGCAGCATTTAGAACCTGAACGCTATCCGTTGAGAACTGCGGGCGCGTGATACTCCAATTACCGGCATCAATACACGTGAGTGGAAAGGCATTCTCGCCCATCACCCATGTGTTATCGTCCTTGTCCAACCACAGTCCAGGCTTGTCAGGAAGCCGGGGCTTCGGACGGAGTCCGTAGGTGAAGGCGTTGAAGCCAAGGGCGATACATTCCGGCCCGACAGCGCCGTATACCCGACCCCAGAATCGGTTACGGCCTTTTTCCACATCTGTGACCTTGTAGCGGTTGCCGTCGAGCATAACGGCAATATCTTTCTCTTGGAGGTCATCAGCCTCCTCGATACGCTCGTAGTTGGGGTCATCCAACAATTCGACGGTATCGACGTAACTGGGAATGATGGGCTGCGTATCAGATGATTCAGCCGAGAACACGTGTAAATATGTTCGATGCGCGTCGAGTTGCATCGAAAGGCTACATATACCGTCCGTGTCTCTGGAACGCCGCACGAGCTTCCCTATGAATACGTCTCCGTTCTCCATTGTCACCTTGACTCGCTTATCGAGATTCTGAATCTCCATAAGGGTCTTACCTGCCCAGAATGGTTTCTCACTCATTGACAGCCTCCTTGGCTAGTTGTCGTTTACGTTTCCGCTTCGCCTCATACTGGGCGTATTTCTCGGGATGCTCCGACCTCCAACGGCGATGGTATTCAGCCATCTCACGCTGATGGGCGGCGGCATACTTACGAGCCGAAGCCCGAGCCTGAGCCAAATGCTCCGACCGGTACCGGCGTGCATACTCATTACGTTTCTCACGATTACGAGCGTTCCGCCGATTCGCCAGATCACGCAGATGCTGCGCATACTCGGGGTCGGTTCGACGCCGTTCCCTGACACGACAGTTCCGGCACATGCCATCCTTGCCGACCCGGCACATGCCACCGCACCAATCGTATTTCGGATGACGTTCAGTTATCAGGCCGGACAGTTCGCCGCCGTTCCGGCAATAGTCGATGAACTCCTCATCGGTCATGTCATCAACGCTCACAGCCACACCTCCCCATTAGTGAACCTGCGGAACAACACAGGGTCGAGCTTGTACAACGCCCGCCGAAACTGCGGGTCACGGCAGAACAGGATGAACAACAGGCTTACTGCTTCGGCGGTTCGCATCGCGTCCAACCTCCCTTATCGTCCAGAAGCACCCAACCATGTTGGGCGGTGAGAATCGGCACCAGTTCGGGGTGATCGTTGAAACCGCTCACGATGTACCCCAAGCTCATGGCCTCACGCGGATGGGCGTGAATCCACCCATGACATCCCGTATCGCCACTCCCACACGCCAAGATGAGGTTCGACGCCTTATGCAGTCCCGGCCACTTGTGTGACCGGAGTCTGCGATGATGTCGGCTGAAACCGCTCCAGTGGAATGGTTTGCCGCAGCGGACGCACCGGTATTGGTCGCGTGCGTCCACCAAATCCTTGACGTGTTGGGACGGGTTAGATCTGCCCATTTCCGTATTCGTCCTGGGGTTGGCTCCACGGGTCCGTAGGCTGCTGATACTGCTGTTGCGGTTGCTGGAATCCCTGTTGCGGCTGCTGGAATCCTTGCTGATACTGCTGCTGCGACTGTTGGAAACCAGACTGCTGGGCCTTGGGTTTCGCGCTCAACACCGCAATGGTGCGGGCCGCGACATCCCAATTCTCATACCGTTTCCCATCCTTTTCCGACACTCTTTTGGACAAGCTGCCGTTCACAAGAACCTTCACGCTCATGTTCGGCTGGGACTTCAACTGGCGAACCTGATTCAAAGCATCCTTCGCCTGATTCGACAAGGGACGCACACCATAGAACTGAGGCTCCTTGTCAACCCACTGGTTCGTGTTCTTATCCGTGTAACCCGGATGGACGCTGACGTTGAGAATACTGGAATCCTGAAAATCCTTGATCTCTCCCGCATATCCGGTAAACTCGATGCTTGGTTCTCCGGCCATTACGCATTCCTCCTGTAATTGTTCGTCTTGTGTTTCTCCATGGCCCGCCTGTTGCAGACCAGCATGTGTGATTGGGCTCCGGCGCAATCAACGGCACCGCATGTGGGGCATTGGGGGAGCGTGATCTTGTCCCCGTGAGCCCACAGGCATCTGGCGCACTTGCAGCCCGGCCTCGGGGTGAAAGTCACTCGAAGCTCGCCTCCACCTTCGTGAACGGGAAGCGATCATCCCGGACACTGGTCTTGAAGAACTGGCTGCGGGATTGGGACTGGCATGGGAAGGCGGGGGCGATGGTGCCATCATGGGAGAGCACCGGCATCCAACGTTTGCCGTCATGCTTCCACACCGATTCGGTGCGAGCCTTGTAGAATCCCGGCTCCTTCGGAAGGTCGGCCATCGTGTACGGTTCGTGATACGCATACTGGAAGGCGTAGTCCTCCGCCCACCAATCGCACACAACACAGAACCCCTCGACACGCAGGCACAGAGTTATGCCGTCCGTACACTCAGAACGCACCTGCGCCACCGTGTACTTGTTGCCGTTCTTCATCACCGCCTTGTCTCCGGGACGAACCTTCGTGATATCGGTGATACGCTCACGCGGGGCGTCATCCGTGCACGGGACATCATCCACCAGTTCGATGGACTCGATGATGCGTTCGTTCGGGAAGAACTCTTCATCGGGGGAAAAACCTGCGCTGAGGCAGTAAGCGTTATCGATATCACCGATCTCGTTCGTCACTCCGGTCACTACGTCCCCGTTCTTGTATGTGACCTTGACGTGCAGGTGTGCCATCTCCCCGCAGGTTTTGCCCTTCCAGAACGGTTGCTCGCCATCATCTTCGGCCTGCTTGACGGATTCCGGCTCGGGCTTCGACTCATACACATGCACGTTCCGGGCGGAACCGGTACTGTACCCATCGCCAAAATCCAAGAAAACCACGAGATTGCCCGCATCCTCGGTCTCGATGTACAGTGGCGGCTTATTACCCAGAAGCATGACGAAAACGTCCACCAGATTTTCTGGCTTCTTCACCTCATGCAGTTCGCCCGCATAATGCCCGTAATCATCATCGAACTCAACCCACATGCCCGGTTTCACGTCGTTCAAACCAATCTCACTGCTCACTGGGAGCCTCCTTAACCTTGTCGTTGTGCTGTCGATAAGCGTCGATGAACCGTTGCGCCTGATATTCGGTCAACGTGCCATAGGTGACCCGCGTTTGCAGGACGTTGCCGATGAAACCGTTCTCCTGACCCACCGGAATCTTGCAGTCTTCAAGAATCCGGTCGATCTGTGTTTTCTGCTCGTCGGTCATACCCTTGACAGAACGCTTTTTGTAGCCGCTCGTCTCACCGTCATCATCCGTGGTCGCCAGTCCGAACGCGCCGCAAGTGCTGTAGCGTCGCGCATACGTCAATGCGGAACCGAGGGCCTGCATGACGCTCATGCCACGCGAATCACCCACCTCGACCGGGATAAGACAATTACTGGCAATCCACTTGTCCGTGCCCTTCTTTCTGACGGCCGTATCCACATACAGGCGTCCGTCAATCAACTGGGTCGGCCATTGCAGGTCGAACCCCTGCTCGTCCACATAGTTCACGACCTGAGCCAGGGTCGCATACGTGCCACGCCCGCCCTGAGCGTCCTTCTTAATTACCGCCATGATTCAATCTCCTCCTCTTCCTCCAACAGCTTCCAGTCGGGGAACACGACATCCTGCGGGTATTTAGGCAACCCGTAGGCCCTCATAGCCTCCAACGGGTCCTCCGTGTTGTCACGGAACCATTTGATGCCCTGCAAGGCGTGGTTTATCTTCGGTTCCGCCAGTTCGGTGATGATGGGCGAATCCTCCTGAATCTCATAACGCATCCAGTCGAACGGCGGGTTCTTCTCCTGCACGATGAACTCGAAACCCAACAGCCCCTTATATTCGGGCATCGTCAACCGGTAGAGACGCATGTAGAACGCGGCCTGAATGTGATACCCGTACTGCCAGCAGGAACGCTCGAACTCGTCCGGCGACTTCACCGTGGTCTTGTAATCACGGATACGCAGCACACCATCCGGGTCGGGAGTGGACGGCAACCAGTCCGCCTTGCCCTTAATCGACAATCCGGTATCGGGGTCGGTGGCGATCATCGCCACCTCCGGCTGACCATCCAGCTTCGTGAAAAAGTCTCCAACCATGTCCCGCATGGCCTCGACCTTCTCCACATCATCAGCGGACAGCCATACGATGTCATCCGCACCATACTGTTCGACCAGCCTGTCACGAAGAGCCTTGCCCTCCTTGGTACGCAGATTCGGTTTGGCCACAACCTGCGGGCCACTGCCCAAAACCATGCTGTGAGCCGCCTTGCCGAACTCCAACGCCGAAGAATACCCATGCTCGCCGGTCAGGTAATCCGAATACGCCAACGGGCTTACCAGCATTTTCTTCAACGAAGTCTGGTCCACCGCGTCCAACGCGAAGTAATCGTCATCGGTCATCTGCTCGACGGTCATTGCCTCTCCTTTCTTGCTTTGAGTGCTTCCTTGCCTAAAACCTCGATGGTGTCGGCCACCGAGTCGAGAAAATCGTCAACATCCTCCACGTCGTAGACCTCTCCGTAAAGCAGGGAACGATACGTGCGGAACTTTCTATGCCGGACATCATTCGGGGTCAACATGAGAACCCCTCGACTGCATGGACAGTTGCTCCTCGCGTTCCATCAGGTGACTGTGACGCCAAGTACGCGACTTGCCCTGCTTATGAGAGGCCTCCGCATAATCGGCCACATGGTCACGGCCAACGTCCCCCACGACCTTCGAGGCCTCGTTCCAATCCGAGTACACGCGATCGTTCACGGCCACATACTTGTCAGCGAGATAACGGACGCAATCACCGAGATAACGGATGGCTTTGGCGATGGAGTTGAAATCAGATGCCATCAGTCGGCGTCCTCCGTCTGAATTTGAGCCCACGTTTCCTCCATGAGAGGCCGGTCGATCTCGTAGTAGATGTAGGTCTTCCCGTGCTTCGGCGGGTAGGAGCCGAACTTCATCTTGTAGTTCTCGGCCAGACGGGAGCCGAAATGCAGGGCGTTTTTCTTCATCGGCTCGAATCCTTTCGAGCGTAGGAAGTCACTGATGATGAGACGAGGCGAGTCAGGTTCCTTCGATGTCTTGGAAGGAGCGGCTGGATCGTCGAGAATCAGGCGTGCCCGACGTTCAAGCTCGTCCTGCGGCAATAGTCCACGCGCCTCGTTGAGTAGTCTCATACGGTCGAATGGGGTGAGTTCCATGATTGTTTCCCTTCACTGGGCTTGATTATTTGGTTGTCCTTCTGCGCCGGTGCTGACACGTCCGAAACCCTTGTTTTGCTGGTTTCGACGCAGGACGCGAAGGGGTTAAATTTTTCTGAGCGCCAAGCCGGGAGTCGAACCCGGTGCACCTTGGAGAAGTCCATGACCATTGGAAGGCTTCGTAGGTGCGGCACCATGCGCTTGGCTGCCACCGGACGAGGAAGTAAAGGAATAAAGAACCCCGCCCGGAAGAATCATTTGGGTTGGATGAGGGTGTTGGAGCCCTCGGGTGTGACGATCAGCTGGTCGGCGTTCTTCAAAGCGTCGATGTAATGCTGCCGGAGCACGTTGTCGGTCAGGGAATCGTTCAGCACCTTGTTCGCGTCGGCCGCGCCCTGCGCCTTGATGCGCTTCGTCTCGGCCTCGACCTTCGCGGTCTCCTGCTCGTTCTTCGCCTTCTGCTTGGCGACCTCGGCGGCTTGGGCTTGCGCGTAGCTGTCGGTAATGGACTTCGGGTAGCGGATGTCTTGCACGGACACCTGTTCGACGGTCAGGCCGATGCTCTTCCATTTCGAGGTGAGCGCGTCCTGCACGGCCTTCGTGTACTTGCCACGGTCGGTGAGCATCGTGATCGTGTCGAACTTGCCGGAGGTTTCACGGGCCACGCTGCGCAGGTCGTTGCCGATGTAGTTCTGCGTGAACGTGGTCTGCTTGCCGTATTCCGAGTAGAGCATTTCGGCGGCGGACGGTTCGAGCGAATAGTTGACCTGAATGTCGATGTTCGCGCTGGCACCGCTACGGTCGTTGACCGTGATCTCCTTGCCTTCCGCGCTGCCGCCGTCGTACTTGTAGTCGGTGTCCTTGAAGAAGTTGATGAGGTTGTTGCGCGTATCGTATTTGATGACCGACTGCCACGGCGCCTTCGCATGGAAGCCCGCGTTCTCCGCATGACCGGCGACGGAGCCGCCCATGTTGCGGATGACGGCCACCTCGCCTACGTCCAGCGAGTATAGGCATGCCGGAATCATCAACAGTGCGGCGACGATGATGGGAATGAAGCCGAAACCGGCTCCGTCGCCACCGTTGGCGAGTGCGACGGCTATCATGCCGACTCCGATGAGCAGGAGTATTACGGCGAGTATGAACCAGATCATTTTTGTGTTCCTTTCGACAATGCGAACGAGAGCATGACGGGCGAACAGCACATGAAGCCTGCGAGAATACTCCACGGGCCCGCATAGGGTTGCAGTGAGAGAATCAGGAACCCTGTCGCCGCCAACGTCAGACAAGTGATTGTCTTCGTGTTCTCATGCCGGCGTCGGCGTTCATCAGGTGAATGCTGCCAGCCGGAGCAGTGAGCCCCATACGTTTTCCTGTTCATGGCATGTCCTTTCCTCGTGGCCGGACTCGGATTCGAACCGAGAACGTCCTTGCCGCCACCGTGTTTCTGGTTTCTGAGAGATGGATGACGAGTCCTATGGTGTGGCGGCGATGGTGCGTGTCCAGACACCCCGAAGGGTTCCGGCCGATGGTTGCCGCAGCAGATCGCAGTATGGTATTTATTTGCCTGTAGTCGATAGGTGGATAAAAAACGACCCACTGCGGCAAGACTTGTTAATTTCTTGACAGCACATCCGTGCAGGAGCGAAGCCTTCTCAGGTAGTCCGCTCTGCGGGCGGCTTCTCTCAGCCAGTCTTTCTTGACTTCTATCGGGTTGAGGGAGGGGCTTGAAATACTCACGCAATCGCATCCGCAGTCGTAGACCATTCCTTTGCCGACGATCTCTACAAGCGTCGGACGCTTATTGCAGATGGGGCATTCGGGAAGAGGTGCGTCCAGTGTTTTCTCAGACCGGTCCGCCAACTCATTCCAATGGTCGGCAGCGTCGGCCTTATTACAGTAATTGACGCTCAATCCGGAAGGACGCTTGGGATAATCGCAGTCGATGCACCGGCAATTCCAGAACCTGGTGCTGGCACCGCTTCCGAGCATTGAGCATCCGGCGCAGTAGACCGATGGGGTCTTGCCGCAGATGGGGCATGGCTTGATCTCCGGTACGGGTGGCTCTTCATACAGGTTTTCCGGCTCTTCGGAACGTTTGTTGAAACCAAACATGGGTTACTCGGTTTCCGTGATGGTCAGACTACGATTCGAAGTGTTCATAATGTCTCGATTCATTGAGAGGAGGTGAATATGGCTTTCGTCAAGTTCAATAAGGACTTCGATGACCGGTTGAAACAGATGGCCGTTCGTGCTGTGAAGGAGCAGAACGGCAATCGCTGCTATTACTGTGGTGCCGAAGTCGAGGACATGTCCGGTGTAGGCGAATCACAGTTGCCGGTCTGCCTGGATTGCGTGGCCAAGGGACTACCTGTTTCCTCCGGCCAGTAACTGTCCACGAGGGCGATGAAGTCCTTGGCGAAGCTCCTGAGCTTGCGCATATCCGGTACGATCTCCACTCCTACCTTTCCGCTGTAAATCTCAGGGGCTTCCATGTTTTCTGTACTCATGCTGTTACCTCCAATACAGGAGACTTATTAAGAGAAGAAGGAGAAAGATGCTCAACAGCGAACCTTTCAAAATCTCCTCCGCCGTGTATCCATTCGGCCAAGGTAATGATCGTTGAAAGCTGGACTTTCAGGATTGAAGCTATCGAGCACATCTCTTCATACCTAAAAACACCGCTGTTCAGTTTTCGACTGAGTGAAGTAATCGGTATGCCAGTCTCAAGTGAAACTTCATCTTGATTAACTCCGCGCCACTTAAAGAGGCTCTTCATCGCCTCTCCAAGCTCTTTGGATGTTGCTTGTTTGCTGCTCATGTGGAATACATTATCACCCATTTGGGTCACTTTCAAATACGGCGTGTCACCCATTTGGGGTTGCTTTATGTCCTAATATGGAGTAATGTAACCCACATGGGTACAAATAAACGAGAAATCACCCCGTACTCAATGGCTCTGGCAAAAGCCATAGAGTCCTATGGGGCAGAAGCAGGTATTAGAAACCCCGCCCTGGCGGAAAAGTCTGGTGTGCCTCTCTCGACGCTTCGGAAAATTCTGAAGCTTCAGTCGGTAGCCGACTTTGAGCAGATGCGTAAACTGGCCGACGCTCTGGGAATCAAGGTGTCAGACCTTGTGTCCCGAGCTGAGTCCATTGCCGCGAGAACTGGGCTTGAAGATAAGGAGAATGATATACACTAGTTCATGTTCCTATCCTTTCCGGTAGGGGCAATGCTTTGGGGCGCGTCCGATCTTGGCGGAGGAGACGCGCCCCATTCTTTTTCCTACTGACCCGAACATTTGTTCGATTGCATGATTCTGATTATGCACCAGATATTGGATAATCGCAATTCAGATGTTCTCCGTTCAAGCCAAATAATGATAGTATCGCTCATACGGAGAGAATGGGTTTCGGCAAGGGGACGTGGTGTCTAGTCAATCAAAAACATACGAATGCTCGCCACAACTGATTAAGACGGCAATCGATTCCCTACTTAAATCAGGGCCGTATTCTCCTCTCGTCTTGGTTAAGCAAGGTACTGATATAGGAGCTCGCTCGTCCTTTGGAAGCAAATTGCGGATAAGGGTGAAAGATCATGAGGTCATCGTCTATCTCATCAAAGAAGGCGAGGATGGAGACAGAGTTCTTAGCGTGTTCTTCCATGACCTGAGCAGAAGAATCTCCCAAATAGAGAAGCATCAGGTGAAACAGCAGGCGAATGCCGCCAAGACTCAACCCAGCACCACTAAGCCCGCGTTTTCTACTGCCGCGACTGAGGTTAAGGGGTCGAAGCCGGAGAAGGATGATCTTGTCGAGAAATCCATTGAAGCCGCGAGTCGTGCAGTGAACAGGATTCCGGCACCGCTTTTCGCGGTATTCATGGTGCTGGCATTGGTATTGGTCGCGCTAATCGCCTTCTTCATGGGCTGGCAAGGCGGATACGATTCTCGTGATCCGGTGGAGCAGCCCGAATACACGAAGATGATCGACGCCCATAAAGAGGAAGTCCGGAACCTCAACAGTAAGATATCTGACTTGCAGTCAATTGTGATTGACAATCAGAAGCGGATAGATGAGCTCAAACCCTACAAGGATGAGTACGACAGCAAGAAGGCTGAACTCGATAAAAGGCAATCGGATTTGGATAGTCGGTCATCTGAGCTTGACTCACGCGAGAACGCGGTAAAGCAACGGGAGGACGCCGCAGCAGCGGCTTCGACGTCAACCAATTCGGGCTCATCTTATTCCTCCGACGACTCCTCGACCGGTTGGGCGTATTACAAGAACTGTTCAGCAGCGCGAGCTGCCGGCGCCGCGCCATTGTATCGGGGCCAGCCGGGCTATCGTTCGTCATTGGACCGTGACGGTGACGGAATTGCCTGCGAATAGCACTAAATAAGTAGAATATGAAGAACCAACCCAATGAAGAGAAGGGGATAATAATGAGCGAGCCACAGCAACAACCCGTACCGGCCCCATCGCACAAGACTGAAGGCAAGGGTACCGTCACCCTGAAATGGTGGCAGCTTCTGGTTGCGGCGATTGTCGTGGTGGCGCTGTCGGTAGGAGTTGCCGTTGCCGTGAACACAGCAATCCGCAATAATACTGATGAAGCCGCCTCGTCCAAGGACTACAAGAAACCGGAAAAGGCAAAACCTCAGCAAACGGAGAAGCCCAAGACAAGCAGCCGAGGCAACCTCATCAAACGAATAGGCGACACTGCCAGCATCTATAAGAGTCAGGCAGACAAAACCCTACTCGCTTCATGGACCGTAACCAACATAACCCTTGACGCACCATGCGTCCCGGCTTACGAAGGAGCTGAAACAAGCCCTGCAAACGGTCATTTCGTCGTTCTGGACATCACCGTTGAAACAACTTCCGATTTTGATTCGGATTCCTATGGGCCTTTGGGACTGGGCGCTCCCGGCTATTGGACGTATATTCAAAATGATGGCACCCAGTGGAACGGCAATCTCGATGGAACCAGTTCAAAGATAACAACCTACACATGCCTACCCGAAAATCAGCGGCTTCCCCAGATAATAGGCCAAGGGGTGAAGGCTCAAGGCAAGGTGCTGTTTGATCTTCCGTCAACGGATGGATACTTGGTCTATGGCAATGAGAGCGGACATGGCTGGGAATATCCTTTAGCTGGACATGCCAGTGCCTGATTCCACAGCATAATGGCATTAATGGTCCCGTTCTCCTGTATCGGAGGACGGGACCATTTTGTATACCACTACAATATGATGGTCAGGTGTGTTTCCTAGTGGAGGGCCATACCTCATGGTTCGGGTCCCACCAGAGAATGTGAAACTCGTTGCCTACAAGGAAACCGTACAGGCGTTCGGTTCCACCCAATCGGAACCGGGCCAACGCATCGCCTTCGCGTTCATAGTATTTCGCCAGCCGGTCCTGTGGCGTCTGGTTGGGGCATTGGGTGAAATCAGGGTAGCAGGTGAACGCCTGATATGAGGGGCTAATGATCTCGCCCACCGTGGCCTTTTCGAAGTCACGCATCTTCAACAGCAGCAGCCGATGCTCCTCGTCGCTCATGTGCGCGAGCGACCATGGGCAGTCGGCCTCAAGGTCAACGCAGTCGAAACGGAATACGATGCGACGGTTCACGGAATCCTTGGGAATCTCCGTGGCGGATTCGGGGACATGATAGCTTTTCGCCACGTGATGCGCGGGCACACGTTTTGAAGAGCTCGGGGTTTTAGCCTTGATGCTCTTGGTTTTGCTGCGGTGGCCCACTAGTCGGTAAGGCTCCCATAGTATTCGGCCATGGCCGCTTCAGTTATCTCGGTGTTGCAGATGGCTCCCTGCGGGAGATCGCCTCGCGCATCCCTCCACGGGCGTTCGCTGTGGGTAAGCTCGCTGAGCTGGTAGGCTCCCATTTTCCCGTAGGCATTCAACACCGCGTCTATGGTGCTGGTGCCGTCTTCGTCTATGTTCGACGGATCGCCGTGAATATCGCCGCGCGTGATCTTGAACATGCCCTTGTGCGCATGGTATAGGTCGGGGCACACCGGGCCGTTGGCCCATGCCTCGAATCGCTCGGGGAACAGACGCCGTTCATCCCATACGAGGGACCATGCCTGTGAATAGTAACAGAGCTTTTCCAGCTTCATGGTGGTCATGACGCCGAGCTTGTCCAGCACGTAAGCGGCCACGTCGAATATGCTTGTCATGGTGCGCCTCCGTAACGTTCCTTCCGCTGGACATTCAAGGTGATTAACTTACTCTTCCATTGTATGGCCGGCAAGTTTCGGCGCGCCAGTTCACGCCTTCCATTCGATCTGCTTCAGGCCGAGCCCGTCGCCTATCGTCTCCATGCCTCGCATCAAATCCTCCACGGGCACAGTGCGGTAATGCTCGCTCATGGCTATGCTCGAATGGCCGACGATGCGTTGGATGATGCCGGGATCAACCTTCATGTGGAACAGGAGCGATACGACGGAGTTGCGGCATTCATGCCCGTACCGGTTCTCGTAGTCGGGTATGCCAGCCCTGCGCATGAGGTCGCGAAACGAGGCCCTGTCATCCAACGCGGCCAACGGCATACCCTCGCGCGTCCTGAATATCAGGTTGTACGGGTTCGGGATGATATTCTCCGTGGCCTCCAGATACCGGTGCACGACGGTGCCCAACTGGGGGATTATCGGCACGACCTTGCCTCTCGCGGACTTCGGCGGCGTCAAAGCGTACCCCTTGCACAGGTGTATCATGTCGTATCCGTCCGGCACCCTCCACCGGTATCGGGGGCAGCTCGAAGGCCGTTTGAAGCCGCACGGGTATCTTCCGTCCCTGCCGGGCTCCCCACACCCATGCTCCTTGTCGAGGCTTTCCAGTTTCCAGTTCACCGTGTAGGTGCCTATCCATATCTCGCCGCTGTCCGGGGTTTCCAACGTCTTGTCCCGCCACAGGTCGAGATCGTCCAACGTGGCTCCCAGTATCTCCCCCTGCCTCATGCCGGTGAGCAGACGCCACCATTGGCGTGCCCCCAGAAACAGGTCGTCGGAGGACGCTTCGAGCATGTCCTGCATCTGCTCCACGGTGAACGCCTTGCGGTCCTGCGTGCCGCTGCGCCTGTCCGCCGACACGGCCACGGGCCCGTTGATGGTGCGCCGGTCCCCGGCCAATCCCATGTCCCTGCGTTTCGGCCTTGCCGCGCTGGTGACCGGACTGGTGGGTATCAGCCGGTCGGCCACCGCCGCCTTGAATATCTGGTTAAGGATGTTGTAGAAGCCAAGCTGCCGGTTGTACGAGCATGGGGTGCCGTCGAGGTTGCGCATGTTGGCTATCATGCGCTGCACCGCCGAGGCGGTCACTTCGCCCAGCTTCTCGTTCGCGTACTTGCACAGGTGCACGCTTATGAGGCTCGCATAGTTGTTGATGGACTTGGGTTTCAGGTCGCGTCGTTTCAGCTCGAACCAGCGTTCCGCGTACTCGCCGAGCCGGGTGGCGCGGTCTACGCCCATGCCCCATTCGGTTTTCTCCTTGAGGGCTTCGGCTATTTTCCTGTCGCATTCCTTGTAGGTCTTGGCGGACACCCATCGGCCGTCCACCTTGGCCTGCCAGTTCACGTATGTCTTTACCGTGCCGTCCTTGAGTGTTTTCCGCTGCTCGTGGCGGATGGGGTAGACCGCTCCGGTTTTCCTTATCCTAGGCAT